GCCCTGTATATGACCATGTAATACAATAGTCAATTCAGTCTGAGATTCAGCGCTACCGGTAAAGCTCCCTAAAAGGGCGGCAATCCGGGCTCACTCTGAAACCAAACTTGTCAATTCCTTTATCTCCATTTCGGACGTATAGAGGAAGTTTCAAGTTCTCACATCTTCCGTTCTCGTATTAGGCAATTTATGTCCTATATCGAGCAGTCAGTCGCTCTGTGAGAGAGATCTCACATCTTCCGTTCTCGTTTTAGGCAATTATTGTGTCCTATGTCGAGCAGTCAGTCGCTCTGTGAGAGAGAAACAACTCCTATTCCTAGTCTGTCGAAGACGGGAATCTAGAATATTTTCTATTGGTAAAATGTATTACAATCGGAGAGAAATAGACCATCACTTACTATTGTGGTAGGTCTTCGGGATGATCAATCCCGACGGTTTCTCCCGGCAAATCAAATCGTCGAAATTCCTCAATTTGGTCATGAGGAAATAGTTTCGGCGACTGAGTTCGTTTTTTAAAATCCGAATCAAGAAGGTCTTCAAAACCTTCAAACGGAATGAACTTCTGTTCAATATATTTAAAATCGGGTTCAAAGAGACTTTGGCAAGATGAAAGAAGATCAAACTCCTTGAGATCCTCAAGGGTCAATGACCTAACATCATCGCCGAAATCCTCAAATTGAGGAATCTCTGAAACTCGTATCAAACATTGAACCACATGATCCAGGATACGTTTCCGAATCCATCGGACATTTCCACTTCTGACAAAGAGAACATTAACTCTCCTGCTATTCAAAGCAGGAAGGTTTGTTAATCTAGTCTTGTGGAACTGATCCAATAGAACCGGATCCAACTGATCCCCAATTTCTTTCAAATCTCTCTTAAACTCAGAATGAGTCAAGTCGGATGAGAAAGATTCTAAGATAGGCTCTTCAGCGAAGACTTGTCTAAGAATATTGAGGGTCTGTTCTGACTGATCCAAGTCCTTTAGACAGCCACGAGTTAATTCATTTTGAAACTCGGGTATCATGAGAACCTGATAGTCAGGAAATCCTGGAACTTGGGGTGAAGATAGAAAGGGTTTCAAGAAGTCTCGAAGGTAGACTTGGTGGGCCAATTTACGGTCGACCCGGTCAAGGTCTGTCACCAGACCTAAACCTCCTAGATCCGTTGAAACAAACAAGGAACGAGGTGTTTTCCTCAACTCCAAAATGTTTCGACGAATAAATTCTTGATACATCTCATCACGACAACCGAAATAGAATTGCGATTCTTGAAAACAGAATCCTAAACTCAAACCGGCTCTTGTCTGACAAGATACCTTTCCTGTGTGTTGACACTCAGCATGGTAAAACAACTGAGAGTTTACAGTACAGAAATCTTCACTAATGAAGTTCTTTCCAAGAGAAAGGGAAAGACCAACCTGAGGTGCTATACTCCTCCATCTTTTAATGGTAGAGAGACTGCCTTTGGCGACTACATCGTCACCATTAATCAGGTATTTACCTTTCTCAAACCCAGATTCGGAAACAATGAAATCATTTAGAAAGCAAAGGAGTGGAAAAGAAAGAAGACTTCCCATTAGTTGACCGGAAGTTTGTTTTCCATCATCCAACCCTGTCGGGTAACGGATGATATGTGGAGAACACTCCCAACGAGCCCACATACGTGTAGGTTCATGGTCAATATAAGAAAGAATTCCTTCTAATAATGCATTGGTCACCGACATTGGAAAATTGTCAGTGGCCGCTGTATAATCACCAGATAACCATAGATCTCCGTCTTCAGTCCGAGAATCAATTGATTGAATTTGTTGTTCAATTCGATTGATCCAGGCTAAAGCAGACTCCTCAAAAGAGTCTAACAGAGAACTTTTGGTACATCCACTGGTTAACGCAAACTGGGGCTGGCTTCCAAGGTACTGAAATAGAGCCATTTGTAATGGCTTTAAAACCTTGGTCTCAGCTTCAGCCTTCGTAATCATCCGAACTTTTAACGGTTCAGATAAAGCGATTGCATCAACAACTGGAGGATGGTATGGTGGTATAGCGGAAAACCTTTGCACCACTTGATGATCATGTGGAAGATGAGGAAAATCAATTTCCTTAGCATCGATCCGTGCACAAACACCTTGGGACTCTTGATCAATTTCAGCTTTAATACGGGCCGAAACGATCTTTTGATCCCAAAACCCTTCAAGGAACTCATCATGGTACGTGATATGAAGCTTTAATTGTTTCTCAAAATGAGATACAAGAGCCTCAACACTCCCAAGTCGAGTTCCAACAAAGAAAGGTTCCTTTGAAGGTCCAGTTTTTCTCATTTTTGTGAGTTTATCTGAACCATAACAAAGGGTTGATTGTGTTGTCGGATGAGAATACTTTTCTCCCGGGGATAACACTTGATGTTTTCCCCTCCAATGATCATCATCTAAGCTTTCTTCACATCTCTGAAGATACATCTTTGTTTTAGGATGTTCTGGAGTCCCATCTTTCAACAGAAGGATTGGAATCTTGAAACGCCTCCAAATAGCCTCCGGTTCTTCAACTGTCAACCCATTTCCTAGGTTGTTAAAGTTGGATCCATAAGCCATATTGGATGTAGCAATGATGATGGGGGATGTAAAAAGTCTCCCTTTATCTTCAAGAGATGCCATAGGTAGAACATAACGATTACTGGAAACGAGTTGTTCAAACTCAGACAAGTCAGAACGGTCTTCATGATTCTGTCCAAAGTCATCTAATACAACAATTGGTTGGTGTTTATAACCATCCCAATGTGAAGTTGCACAAGAACGACTATAGACTACATCATCGAAGTCCATTTCTGAAAAGTACATTTTCCAGAATCGTCTCGTCAGCACTTGTACAAGAGTAGTTTTTCCCGACGCGGGAGGTCCAAAAAGACCAACCACGAAAGGCTCTAGTCTTGTAGATCCTTTTTGATTATTGGGATCAAAGTGATGAGAGAGGGGTTCAGATTCGATTCTCTGTCCTTCAAGATCAGAAATCAAGGTTTCCATTGCGGAGCCTTTGAAATACTGACGAGATGGACGAAGATGCTTCTCCGCTCCTCCTTTATGGCGTGCACGTTCTACCGTGGCACGGGTATTAGGAAAAACAGTCTTTGAGGGATCATAAAGACCTCTTTCACTGATTTCCTTTCCAACCTTCTGTCCATATAGATAGAGTTTTCTCAAGAAGTCCTGAGGGACAATGAGACACTCTTCCTGAGGACGGCAGAGAGATTCTCGGTGTTTTTCGTATTGTTCTTCGATCATATCAACTCCAACAGGAGCACAAAGGCTCTTTGACTGGAGGATATTGAAGTACAGACGACACCGAAGCTTGGAGTTAGTTCCCAAGTTACGATCTAATCGTCGTTGAGTCTCTCTGGGGAAGATTGGAATTTGGTACTTGTACGGATCTGGTCTATCCTGCCCCATTTGAACTGAAAAGAGATCGTTCATTGAGAACTTGATCATCTTTACATATTCATTTTCCTTTAAGTGTTTTGGAAACACACGAAGGTAATGGAGAAGGAGTCGAAATTTTCGGTCGGATGTCGAATAGACATTCACAATCCGATTTGCTCGACTAGACCACCCTTTAAAGTACCACCTATACCCAAAAAATGATTTCTCCTTGACCTGTTTCTTTGCAGGAAAACGCACTGTGAGTCCTAGATTAAAAAGACTCATATGCACTGCATCTGCAAGGCCAAGGGCATGTTGAAAAAGAGCAGGCTCACGAATGTAATGAAAGACAAGGGAATCAGATTGTATTCTGCATCCCATAGTCTTAGGAAGGTCAAGACCCAATTGGTGAAAATCCAATAGAAGGTCCTTAATCTCTCCAGTTGACATATCGTGTAATCTAGCCGTTCTTCCTAGAAGTTTTTTTCGATCCTTCTGTTGAAGAGAAGCTCTTTCAACAACCTTACGGATCCAAATTGGATCCAAAACGAACTCAATCCCACGGAGAGTAACGGTCCGAAGGTTAGCGAACCGTTCCTGCAATTTTTGTAGGACGATTTGTTGCCTGAGACCCGGTCGATCAACTTCTAATGAAAAAAGTTGATCTTCCAAAGCCTTTGAACACCGTCGAAGCTGCGAAGACAACTCGTCTTCACGCTGCTTACTGCGTAATTTTTGCGTAGCAAGTAAAAAGCTTCAATGTACACCTTACTCAGGATGCACATCTATATGGTTGATTAGGCTCTCAACCACACAGCAGTGGTTGACACTCTCCAATCGGTTGCCTAAGTCCACATCAAATATCAGGTTGGGGTAACACCTGACTCGATATTGTGGATATGGTTAACAACTGAAATTATAAGTGTCGTGATGCTAAATAGCATCTCTGGTCCCGAAGCGGGAC